AATAAACCCATATTATTAGAATTTAAACAAAGTTAAAGAAATTATACTAAAATACACTTACTGAAAATTTAGGTTTGGTTAAGTGAGTAAATACTGCGTATCGTGAAGCATCTAAAGCATCATCATTTGCTTTAACAGGTTCTTCAATTACATTATCGTTTTTATCCTTTTTCCATTTGTAAGACATAAATTCCCTTTTTAGATTTTGACTATGAAAGTGAATGTTTATAGGATAAGATTTCATTTTAACTATTCCTGCCCATACATCTTTTTGTGCAGGTTTAATGTTAAACCCTTGTCGGTAAAGTTCCTCTATTGATTTGGGTTCTGCTGCATCTGCGTAGATGGTTGCTCGTTCAGGCACTTTCTCTTTTATCAATCTTGTAAGGTCGGATAATGTAAGTCCGCTTTGATAAATGATTTCCTCAAAGTAGTTTTCGCCTTCGTGATGGGTAACCTTTATGAGTGCAGCTGGATGCACATATCCAAAGTCAAGCCCATAGAATACATCTCCTTCAGGTGCGGTGTCGTATTGCTTCCATTGGGTGTAGATAAGTTCTTTTGCTGCACCTCGTTCCCCTAATCCGTAAACCTTCCACATAAAGTCATCAGGTAGGTTTTTATACTGCTCAATGTTTTTTATTTGTGATTCGGATAGGTTTGGCAGGTTATTTAAGTAGGTAGAATGGATGCGTTTGTTTTCAGGATTGTCGGCTACTTCATAAACCCAATTAACAAAGTCAGCAGGATTCCAATCAAGGAATACCTTGCCTGTGGTTCGCATTAGTAATTGGTCGTATAAAGTTCTTTTGATTAAGTTGGCTTCGTTGATGAATAGAACATCCCTTGCTGGTCCTCTTGCCTTGCTTTCATCTTCTAATCCGAATAGTTCAATGTAAGACCCATTGGGGAAAGTGTATATAAAATCGGAAAAGCTAAAGTCATTGTCTTGCCATAAACCCCAATTTTCCATAATGGATTTAAAATCCCTATAAACTCCACGCTTGATATGTGGAAGGGAATGCGATACTATTGAAATCCTAGTCTTGGGATTGTTGTATGCTATCTCAATCAGTAACTGAACAATTGAGTAACTTTTCGAACTTCTTGTCCCACCTTCATTGCAAATGACAGGATAATTGCCTTCGTACGCTCTTTTGTTGGCAAAGAATACAGGTGTTGCATTAATCTTCAATTGGTTTGCATCGGTCATCTTCTTGTATTACTATTTGAACGCTACCTTGAATGTTTGCGTTTATGTCGGTTGTTTGTTTTGCTCTGCCTTCTAATCTATCAAGGATTTCCTGATAAGCCCTTATATCGGATTTCATTGCCTTTGCAATTATCTTCATATCTAATTGTTCGGCTATTGTAAACTCCTCATCTTCGCCTGTAACGGGGTTACGCACTTTAGTAACGAGTTGTAGTAAACGCAATAGTCTTGTTTTGCTATGTTCAACTCCTTTAGGTTTCCCTGCTGGGTTTCCTGATACTCCTTTCTTGAATTGTCCTATATGTTCATTAGGTATTGCCATATTGCCTGTATTTTGCCTGAATTACAAAGTTACCCCATTCTTCTTGATTATCAAGGCTGGGTCTAATTTCTTCATTCGGTCCACAATCACTTGGCAATATTTGGGGTCTAATTCCATACCATAGCATTTACGTTTAAGTTGATTTGCTGCTACCATTGTTGTTCCTGTTCCACAAAATAAATCTAAAACTGATTGTGCAAAATCCATTTTTTCAAGTATCCAAGCTGGAAAAGCAATAGGAAATGTAGCTTTATGTATTTGTGCAAAATCATTACCACTTGCATTTTCAGTTTCAATTACATTTGGGAATTTACCTTGCCAACTTGCTGGAAATGAACGGCTTTTAGATTCATAACAAAAAGCAAAAACATATTCCCATTTGCATCCAAAAGTTCCTTTATTGATATGTGGTGGATATTGTTTTTTATTCCATATCAATATATCTTTTAATTGTTCTTTTAATTGGTATTGATAATCTATTAATGCGTGTTTGTTACTTTCTAATATTTGCAAATTAACAAATGAATATATTGAATTATTTAATGTATTTATTGTAAAATCATATAAAAATTTCACATAATCATCATTTGTTTTGTCATCATTATCATTTTCATAAAATTTACCCCTTACATTAGTACCTGCATTATATGGTGGACTCGTAAATGCTATTTCAGCCTTTTGTCCGTTCATTAGCTTTGCCACTTGGTCGCTATCCGTACTATCTCCACAAAGCAATCTATGTTCTCCTATCTCAAATAAATCCCCTAATACAATATCGGTTTCAATTCCGCCATCAGGTACTGCAAAGTCATCTTCTTCGGCTTCTAAATTGTTTACATCAAAGTTTGGTATATCTAAACCCCATTCAGTAAGTTCTTCTACATCCCAACTATTAGCAAGTTCGTTCCAGTCGTGTTCCCCAAAAGCCACATTATCTTTGATTGTATATGCTTTTAATTTTTCAATAGGTGTATTTTGCGGAAGTATTTTAGTTGGTATTTCTTTTAAACCTACATCTTGACAAGCCTTCAATCTCATATTTCCAGCAATAACGACTAATTCTCCATTGTTATCGTATGCAATTACCTCCCTTAATTCTAACATTTCAGGGTCATCTTGTATTGATTTAACTAGCTTTTTAAATTTATCATCTTTTAAAACTCTTGGGTTTTTAGGTAAACCTTCAACTTGTCCTGTATTGTTTTTTAGCTTATTTATGCTAACTAATTGCATTTGCATATTATCGGTTTTTTGTGTCAGTTCTAATAGATGGCAGTTGCGTTTTTTGGTTTACTTTAAGTTCTTTAACGGTTAAAGTTTTTCCGCATTTAAAACAAGCTACTTTATGTACTTCTAGTAAAGACTGCCAAACGTAGTCCTCCATTATGCAACCACATTTGCACTTGTATTCTCTTTTACAAAATGTATCTTTCATTATCCTTGTCCTCTTGAAGGCTTTGGTTTTGGTGTATGTTTATTATAAGATTTCTTTGCTCTACCTTTTTTACGAGTTCCAAATTGCACTTTGCCTGATGCGTTTAGTTTCGCCATTATTTATATTTTTCAATTATTTCGTTTAACTCTAATCTTGACCATTTTTTAACTCTGTTATTTACTGCTTCATATTCTAGTTCCTTAACGGCTTTTTCGCCTATTCTATCAACTAATCCAATACGATACATAGCTTGATTTCCGTGCTTAAACATATTGCATCCAGCACACTGAAGATGTATATTCCATTCGTTAAACCTTAAAGCACTAAATCCTTTCACGGCAAAGTAATGTCCAGCTTGATTTCCATTGTTACTTCCGCAACTGATACAAGGCAATCCTTCATCCCTTTTACGGATATAAGAATTGACAACCTTTTGCGTTTTCTCTAGTAATTTAGGAAGTGGTGTTAAAGCCATAATGCAAAACTAGGGATTAACTCGTACACGAACAACTAAATGCTGGACTTAAATCGGTAAGGTCTTGTCCTTTAAATAAATCGTTTTGTGCGTAGTTTAGTAATTGTTTGTAGGTTGTATCTCCAAAGTATGTGTGTCCTTTACCTTTTAATTTGCTTAATTCCTCATCTTCAATCCATTCGGTTGCAAGTTCAGGATATGACCTTAAAATATTTATGATAGCATTCTTACCTTTAAGAAAACATAAAGTGCAATTTCCTAAAATAGCTGGAATTTCCAAAGTGTAAGGTTTTTTACTCCAATAGTCATTTACTTGTGCCTTATCAATACCTTGTTCGTATAAAGGAAATACAGGATGAATATACGCTTGTCTTTTTTCATATCCTTTAACCCTTCGTTCCTCATCTGCTCTAAAACCTACCATCCACTCATAATCTTGTTTTCCATAATTTGCCCTTAACCATCTTTTAGCGGTTTTAATTTTTAGTTCAATAGTGCAAGACCTTTTAACCCTATTTGGAATGTGAGACCATTTTCTATGCTCCAGCATTCCCCTAAATCCGCCTTTGTAACTTATTCTTGTTACAGGTATATTTTCGTGTGCCTCAAAGTCATTTATAAATTTGTATGTTTTAGGATGCTCCCTACCTGTATCTGCAAACAAAACAATATCCCCTTCACGATAATTCATTATTGTCATCAATGCACTTGTCTTGCCTCCGCTAAAATTAATTACCCTTTGCATAAAGTCGTTTTATTTCGTAGTAAATGTCAAATGTTACCAATATGGTAATGGCAAAAATAAAGCCAATAAATATCCTTGTAAACTCAATTGTCAGTTTAAATAGTTCTTTCATAGGTTATTTGTTTTGGTTATAGGTTTGGTTGTAGTAATTAGTTGCATCAGGATATTTTCTCTCCCAATCATCTCTACCTGCATAAAAATCTTCTATTATCTGCTGTTTTTCTTTTTCAAGGAATCCATTCTTAATATTATATATTAGATTAGCGTGTGCTACATTCATGCCATACACATAACTATTGTCATCGTCACATGGCAATATTTTAGATTCTAATATTTGTAATAATTCTTGCATTGCTGTTTTCATAGGTTATTTGTTTTATAGCTGGTTATTAAAGTGCATCATTAAAGAATACTTTTTACATTGTTGGGTCATAGTTTCATCGCTAATTAACATATCATTTGCTTTTTTCGCCTGTGCCAAAAAAAATAATCTAACTTTTGCCTTTATATCATCTCCTTGTTCTTTTGATATTTTAATCAATTTGCGTTTCCACATATAATCAAATACTTGGTGATTAATAAATCTAAAGTCTTTTTTAGTTGATTTATCCCACCATTGCTTTTCATCCTTAATGGCTTGTTCTTCATCTATGTAATTGTGAGCAGTTGCCTCAATCTTTGGTTCGGTCTTTTGCCTTACCTGTACTGCTATTTTTTTATAGGCAGACATTACCTCACCGATTAATTTAGGGTTAAATATAATATGTTTTTCAACTGATAACTTATCTGCTGCTAACATTTCAAATGCGGTTTTTAATTCCTTTAGTTTAAATATTCCGTAGTTATCCATTACAAAATCCACAATAAAGTCAAAGTCATCCATTGCTGGTGTTTGTGTTCCGCTTAATTGTAAACAGGTTTTAAGTACCTCTTTTACTTCTATTTTTGAGCATTTACTAATACTCATTGAATTGATTGCCTCATAAATTTTAACCTCGTATTTGTCGGTTAATTTATAAGCTATTTCGTTTTTGGGCTTCTCGTTCAGCGTAAGAGAGTTGCTGATTTTGATTAGTTCGTTTTGCATTTGGGTTAAAGTTTATATCTATGAATTTATTGTTTGCCATATCATCTGCCATCCAATTTTTTGCAGTGGCTATCCAATCTACTTTTTTGTTGTTTTTAGAATCGGACCAATTCTTAACTTTCTCATAATAAAAATTGAAGTTAGCACCTTCGTATTGAGTTCCCAAAAAGGATGCACTAAAAACTTCTATATCATTGTAAATACTATCCCTAAAAAGAATGGGTATATCCTTTATTTTAGTTTTAGTTTTATTTATAG